GTATTCACCGCAGCGAACAACGAAGATCAGGCAAAGATATGCGTGAACATGGCGGGCCGGATCATTGAGCAATCGCCGGCGCTGTATGACTATGTGGAGGAAAAGCAAGTAAAGCTATCCACCTACGGCAGCAACATCACGGAGGTTATCCATCTGGAGAAGGACGGTTTCATTAAAGCTCTTTCAAAAGAAGGTGGCGACAAGTCAGCAAAGACAGCCGGCGGGAAACATGGGATTAATGCATCGTTAGGATTGGTCGACGAGTTCGGGATGTCCCCGGATCACGGCGCGTCCGGCTCTATATATACGTCGATGGCGGCTCGCTCCGAGAGGCTTATGGCATACCTGACGACCGCTGGCTACAACATGAGTGGTCCATGCTTTTCAGAACTTCGTGCCCAGGGAATAAAAGTGTTGAACGGCTCGCTGGCGATGGACAATTATCTACCCATTATTTACGAACTGGATAGACCGATCGGACCCGACGGGAAGGAAACTGAGATCACAATTGAGTACTTATTGAATAATGAGGAAGTTTGGCAACAAAGCAACCCTAATATTGATGTATCGGTAAATCGCGACTACCTGCGGGAAATGTTACAGAACGCTGCGAGCCTCGGAGGAACAACTGAAGTGGACGTGAAGACGCTGAACTTCAACATGTGGGTTGATAGTCCGGAAGTATTCATTCAGGCCGAAACCTGGAATAGAAACGCCCACGGATTAAAGGAAGAAGATTTGCTAGGTAAAGAATGCTACGGCGGAATTGAGATTGTTTCCGGAATGATGCTTAACGCCTTTGTGCTGCTGTTCCCTGACGTCAACGGTTACACGGTAGTAAAGCCCATATTCTGGATGCCGGAGGACTATAAGAAAAATACGGAGGCGGATCAGTGGCAAAACTGGATAAATGCCGGGCTGATTAAAACGTTCATGGGGAACGTCGTCGATAATGACAAGGCATACGAATTCATAATGTCCGAGATCAAAAAGTATTATATGCACTCGTTCGCCTTCAAAACCAACCTTGCGAACAATGACATTGTACAGGCTCTCATAAAAAACGGCATTCAAGGCAACCCGATATCACACGGCTACCAAGGTATTAGCACGCCGACGTCTGAATGGGAGAGACTCTTAACAGCAGGCGAGATGGAACATTTCGGAAACCCGGTGCTTACCTGGATGAATTCAAATTGTATGGCGAAGCGAAAGGATAACGATATTCGATTGGAAAAGTCAGGCAGTCGTGTTGTCGGGATATATGCAGCTATCAACGCACTGGCTCAATGGAAATCTGTGGCAGCTGACGGACTTGGTGAAATAGGAATCATATACATATGACAGCATGACAACAAAATCTCTCACGAAAGTATTCAACGACAAGTTCGAGGAAAAGCTAAAGAAGCAGATCCCTCACCATCAAGCCTACGACGAAGCGGAAGAAGAATTCGAGAGAGAGTTTCATCACCGAAAATATTCAAGCTTTGAAAGCTTCCGCATCACGCGCTCCAAGACATTCAAAAAACGCAGAAGATAGAAACGTAACTTGTTACGTAACTAGTTACACATAAACACACACGTTTACGCTTGACCTTTACGCTTTCCAAAGGTGTAAATGGGATTAAAGCGGTTTTTTCAAAATGCTGTTAACCTGGGTAAAGTTGAGTTGCAAGATGATGAGCAACGCAGCCAGAATGTATTTTCTATACTCAACAACGCCTTTTCGAAATTTTGGTTTGGATTCAACGGAAGCGATATAGATTGCTCCGTAACGTCATTGTCAGCAATGCAAGTTGCCACGGTTTATACGTGCGTGCTTGTCAATGCAGAAACTATTTCCAGCCTACCGGCCAGCGTCAAGCAAGTCACATCACAAGGATCGCGCACCGCGACAGAACACCCGGCACACAAACTTATTCATGATAAGCCTAACCCGTTTCAAACGGCGTCAGACTTTTGGAAAACCGTATCGGCTCACATCGATCTGTACGGTAACTGTTTTGCCATAGTGTCCTATTCCGGCTCGTTCAGGCCTAAACGCCTTGATATTATTAGCGATCCTAATGCGGTCCAAATTCAACGCACCGATTCCGGGGAGGCTTATTATGAGTACGACGGCAATCAATACAAGTGGTATGAAATCCTGCACTTCAAAGACCTGTCTTTAGACGGGTACTATGGATGTAGTAAAATTGGATACAACGCATCAACGATCGGATATTCAAAGAAACTCAGGAACTACGGAACTAACGCCGTAGGGAATAAACCGCCGGGATACTTCTCTAGCGAACAAAATTACGATGTTGTTAAGAAGGCTGAAGGGAGCCTGCAATCTGGATGGAAAGACAACATTGACAACGGCAAAACACCTGTATTGCCTTTCGGTCTTAAGTATAATTCTCTGTTGATTTCTCCAGGTGAAGCGCAGTACCTAGAGGCCATAGGAGCTACCAAAGAGGACATCTGCGGTATATTCAGAGTACCTCCGACACTGGTTCAGAACTACCTGCGAGCTACATTCTCCAACGCTGAACAGCAGGATTTGGTGTTTTTCAAGTACACTATCCTCCCTAAGATTACAAACATAGAGCAGGAATGTAACGCGAAGTTATTCGCGGAAGGAAACGACAATTCACTCACTCCTTATTATGTGAAGTTCAACGCCAACGCATTACTGCGCGGCGATCTGGCAACACGGACAGAAGCTTACAGGACATTATTCAACATTGGCGCAATCAATGGCGACATGATCGCGGAGTTGGAAGACTGGAACAGATGGGAAGGCGGCGATCAGCGGTTTGTGCCGATGAACATGATACCACTTGACAAGGTGGGTGATTTTGTGGACACACTCACCGAACCAGTTGGATCAACTGCACCAGACCCAGGAGGAAGTCAGCATGAACGCGGCTGGACCATATCACAACTCAAAGCATTTTTAATTAAGACAAGCACCAACGGGCATAAAGTGAACGGCCATGAAAGTTGATTATATAGAAAAAATTGAAGGCGCCGAAAGACGTTACGCCAGCCAATCCGTCGAGGTTCGCGCTGAAGGAGAAGATCAGTTCTTCGAAGGGTACGGCGCCACATTCGGAGATATAGCTGACCTAGGATGGTTTACAGAAGAAATCGATCCACTCGCTTTTACGGACGTGATAAGCGACGACGTGCGCGGTCTGTTCAACCATGAAGAAGATCACGTTCTGGGTCGCACAAAATCTGGTACTATGACATGGAGCGTGGATCAAGTAGGTGCAAAATACCGCATCCGATACAATCCTAACGACCCTGATCACGTGCGCGTGATGGAGAAGGTAAAACGTGGCGATGTATCGCAAAGCTCTTTCTCATTCGCTGTAAAAGACGACGCGTGGGAAACACGTAATGGGAAAGATCACCGAAAAGTGATGAAGCTAAAAAGGCTTTACGACTTCGCGCCGGTGACTTACCCAGCATATGAAAATACAACAGTGGCGAAGCGATCATTTGACAAGATCGAAAAGCCTGACAATAAAAAGGACTTGGCTCTCATGGATGCAGAACTCATGAGCCTGGATTTAAAATAGAAGTAAAAAATTTAATACACACACCACACTAACACACGAAAATGAAAAGGCTAAAACACCTTCAAGAAGAAAGGGCCAGAATTTCCGAGGAAATGAAAGGCATTATGAATCTGTGTGACACACAGAACCGCTCAAGAACTCCCGAGGAAAGAACAAAATGGGAAGGGCTTAAGAAGCAAATCGACGAAATGGAAGTTGAGATCAAGGACCTCGAAGAGCAGGAATTGATTGACGCTCGTTCAGCAAAACCTGTCGTAAGAGTAAGTGAATCCGCAGAAGGCGCAAGCTCAAGCCGTGCCGCCGCCGCTCCTGATATGTCCGTTCGTGGACAGATCGCGGCATGGATGGAAAAAAATAAAGACGTTATTGCTGAAATCAGAAAAGGTAATCAACGTGACCTGCCAGAAATGGTAATCCGCGCTGCAGCCAACCCGATGACGGTTGCCACTACCAATTCAGGCACATCCGTATTCCTTCCGAATGCCGGCGCACCACTCGGCGCAGTGAATGACTTGAATCGTACCAAGCCTACATTCTGGAATCGCCTGCAAAAGGGCCGTACCAGCTTGAATCCTTACCCATGGGTTAACAAAACCAATAAGCAAGGTAATGCGACCTTCATTGGTGAAGGTGTATTGAAGCCATTGGCGTCTTTTGAATTGACCGTTGAAACTTCAGTAGCAAAAAAAGTTGCTGAGCGCTTCCGTGTATCAACTGAGTTGCTTTATGACATCGACGGCATGGCAACACTTATCGAAAACGAAGCACGTTTCGAAGTTGAAGTAGCGGCCAATACCGCATCACTTACTGGCACTGCTTCAAGCACAAGCCCGGCAGGTATCACCACTTTGGCAAGTGCGTACACGCTGACTACCGTTGAAACTACCGATCCGAACAACATGGATGCGGTACGCGCGCGGCTGCGCGAGCTGGGTCTTCCTCCGTACGATTGCCTGTCGCCGCCGTTGATGG